AAAACTGTTTGATATACTCTATCTACACTTACTGCCATAATTCGTTATTTATAGTTAGTGACCACCCCGAAGGGTGGCCGCCCAACTAAGTGATTATTAATTTAATCGTTTTTCTATATTGGAGTAAACCTCCATACCTTCATCAGTCTTGAACCAAGCGGCAAGCGCTGAGTAAGGGTGCTCGTCAAAAGGTACGGTCATTAACTTACGACCAGTCGAAGCCCACGTAAAGTGGCGTTGATCTCCTGATAAAGTTAAGATACCTTGTTCAGTAGCTCTAATTCCAAAGTTTCTAAGTACAACGTTATCGTCATTAAGAAGCTCTAAGAACAAAACTGGGTTTTGCTTAGCGTATAACAACAAATCTCGTTTAAGTTCCTTAGAACTCATCTCTGATACTCTAGAGCCTATTTCTACCCTCATAACAGCCTCAGCCATGTCAATATCAATATTCTTAGCTGCTGTTAAAGCTTCTATCTCTAGCTCTAACCAATCAAGTTGACTTTTCGCCTCTTCAACAGGTTTATACTCGTAGTATAGTTTATCTTTATGCGGATGGTAAATAGATAAAAGCTTTTGTAATACTGTTTTTTCTTTAGGAACAAATAAACTTCCAGATCTAAAAATAATGTGTGCTAATCTTTGATCACCTTGCATTTCATCTACAAAGACAGTTCTTTGATTTTCACAATATTTAAGTTCTCTTTCGTAACCTTTTTCTTCATCAAACCAGTAAACACCAGTTGCTTTAATGCTTTTAGATAAAGGTTTTTTATTTCCTTTTAAATAGTATAATCTATCTTTTATCTCCCAACCTTGTTTCTTTGGTGTTGGTTTTTTAACTACCGGCTTTGGCTCCGGTAAAGGAGCTTCAACAATCGGTGTAGTTTCTACTTGAGGCTCTTCTACAACCTCTTCTTTTTTCTTTTTAGCCATAATATAATATAATAAAAATTAATATAAAACTACCCCACCCGAAGGTGAGGTAGTTTCGTCAAATATAGTTTACTTCAATAGCATGAAGTTGTTCGCTCCTTGTGTCACTAAGCAACGCTCAGTAAGCATGTGCATTTGCATCGCGTCAAGCGCTGATGTAGCAGCACCTACTGAACCAGTAACCCAAGTCTTCAGACGACGATCATCAGTAGCAGAAGCACGGAAACGCACGTGTAGGAACGGACGCTTAAGGTTTCTACCTAAAGCTTGATCGTATACAGTTGAAGTACCAGCTGGAATAATAACCCCACGAATAGCGTTAGCTGAATCAGCAGAGTTGATTGATCCACGAGTAGCTTTGTCGTTTAAGTAACGGAAGTCAGACTTGTAGAAGTCATAAGAACCTCTGCGGAAGCCTGAGAAGCCAAGGTTTAGAGCCATATCTTCTGACTGATCGAATACTCCGTAAGAAGTACCGCCAGCACCGTAAGAGTTCATTGAAGCAAGCATATCGTCAATAGCTAGAGATGTAGCACGGTTAACGAATAGCATGTTTTCTTCAATAGCACCTTGTGAGTCAAACTCAGCAAGAATAGCATCAAACTCAGCTAGGTCAGTAGCAGCGTTAACACCAGTAATACCTGATGATAAGTTACCACGTGATTCAATAGCAGCAAATAAACCTTCTGTACCTACAGTTCCGTCACCAGAAGCAGATCCTTTAATAAGAGCTGTAGCTCCATCAAGAACAGATGAACTATCGTTAAGCTCAGCTTCTAGCATAGACATTTCAATGTAATCCATGAAACGAGCGCGAGTATCAGCTTCAGCTTTTAAGTACCATAGGTATCCTGACTGTCCGTCTTCAGCTGCAACTTCAACCCAGCCTACACGAGACGCATCAGATCCTGATACTTCGTAGTAGTCTTTCATGATAATCGGCTTATTAGAGAACGTCTTGAAACGTGGCTCGTTAGCGCCTCTAGAATCAAGATCTGCAGTAGTACCTGCACCAGCAGTGTACGCCATGCCTTTACCGTACTCAGATCCGTAAACTAGGATTGTAGTAGCTAAAGCACTTGTTGCAGACAGCTGAGCAGCGCCAGCGTCATAAGGTGAAACCTCAATAGTAGTAGTACTTGGAACTTTAGTAACTAAACACTTAACAGTGTTGTTTGTTGAATCTGCTACAATAACAGTATCGTTAACTCTAATACCGTGACCGTTCGCGTGTAAGTTTTGGCCATCAATATCTTCACCAATAGTGATAATAGAAACGTTAGTAGAGTTTACTTGAGTACCGCCTGATGCAGTGCTAATGTTACCTTTGTATGAAAGGTGTAGTCTTGATTGCTCTGACCAAATAACTTGATCGGCAGTCATAGACTCTTCAGCCCCAACTTGCGAAAGAAAACCTGAAATTGTTCTTGGTCCGAACACTTCGGCTTCTTTTTCCATTAGGTCTGGTAAGTATTGTTGAGCCCAACCCATATCTTGGTTGAAGTCAAGGTAGTTTGTAGATAGTACCTGCTTTCTTGCAGCTGGAGCACTATTCAAACTAGGTCCTGCAGTAATTGCCATTTTTTCTTAATTTACTTTTTGTTTTTAATTTTAAATTTAAAAGAGTTTGAATCATCGCCTAACACTCGAACTTTTACTCCACCAACTTGAGTTTCTCCATGAGAACCTCTAGGATCCATATCTATATTTTTAGATCGCTTTACACTGTCTTTAACAGCGTCAGCTTTTCCTTGTTCGTAAAAGTGTTGAGCAATAGCATCTGCGTTCATAGCCGTAAACAAACCTTTGTGGTAACCCTTTGCGTCAGACATTGTATCATTTTCGTCAAGAAACTTTCTTACGAAATTATTGATATCACTCTGCGTTGATTTTACCGCATCTGCATCTTTAACGTTAAACCTATAAACCTTATCACCAACGTTGTATTCAAAACCTTTGAAGTTATTAGCAAAAAGATTTTCTGTTTTCTTGTCAAATACAGATTTTTGTTTAGTAGCCCTTTGCATATTTTGCTCAGACTCTTTATTGTATCTATTGAAAAAATCCATAGCTTTCTGCTGCTCAGGTGTGAGTTTACTTCCAGCTTTAATTTCTTCGTAGTATTTAGACTTTTGCCCGTCTAAGTAGGCTTTGGCCTCGGCAACTTGCTCTTTGAGGGCCAATTTTTTTCTTTTAATATCTTTTTCGTCATCTAAATCTTCGTCGTATGAAAATCGATCTTCAATTAAGAAATCAACTTCATCTGAAGATAAATGAGGTTTAGTTTTTTGGTAGTACTCACGCAGCGCTTCGGTGTTACTTAAGTCGCTAGTGTCTCTATTTAGCCTAACGTAATCTTCAAGATCACCACCAGTTTCCTCCATAAAGTCAACTAGCTTTTGAATATTTTCTGGTAGCGGCTTACCTGTTGCTTGAGCCTCCTCAATAGCTTCTACAGCTTCTTCAGCTAACTCTTCTACCTCTGTTACTTCTTCTAGTACTCCAGGTTCTTCTTGTGTTTCTGTTTCCTGTTGTACTTCGTCTTCACTTTGTGCGGGCTCGGCATTTTCATCGACTCGAGCCACTCCTGAGTCGTCAATGTTACTTTCTTCAGTTTCATTGGTTGGTGGGTTTGCTAAATCTACTTTAATAACACTATCATCACCTTCGCTTTCAAACGTAGGTTCCTTAGTCACTTGTTCTACTGTAGCTTCTTGCTCTACCTCTTGAATTACTTCTTCAAGGTCTGTTTGGTTATTGTCTTCCATAATATATAATATAAATTGTTATTTAGGTCCAAAAGCTTCTAAACTAAACCCCTCTCCCATAGTATCATTACCTGCTGACTCAAAGTTTTTAGGCGGTTTTCCACCTTTTCTTTGGTCTATAAGTTCACTTTGTTGAGTGGCCTGTATTTTAGTTCTTTCGTCTTTGCGATCTTCTTTTTCTTTTTCGCGTTGTTTTAAATTGGTCGTTTCAGCATTTCTAAGCTGCATGTTGTATTGGAATTCTAGTTCCATTAACTCTTTTTTAGCTTGCATTTCTTGCTGCAATCTTTGAGATTCCATTTGAGCTTTAACTTGCTCTAATTGAATTAAAGACTGAGTTTTTGCTTGTTCTTTCTGAGTCTCGATTTGCGCAGCTTGCTGAGCTGCTTGAGCATTAGATTGAGATTGAGCTTGGATATTCTGCATCTGCTGCTGTCTGTCCGCAGCCATCTTTCTTTTTCTACGTATCTTTAATAGTTGATTAGCTAGTCTAACGCTTTTTATTTCACGCAGATCAATAGCATCTTCAAGATCTATATTTTTTTGCTGCAGAGCCATTTGTATATTATTCTCTAGCATCTGTCTTTCTTCATCGTCAGGCGCTAACTCAATAAATATACCAAAGTCATATAAGTGTAGCTCTTTAATATCTTCTAGTACTCCAACGTTGTGAGCACCTATAGCGTGTATAAACGCGTCTTTTGTTGGTGAATATTCTAATATATCAGATATACGCAAAGAAAGCTTTTCAGCGGTTTCAGCCGCAATAAATAAACCTGAATTAAGTATATGCCTAGTTGCCGTGTTTGAGTTAGCAGCGGCTAACTTTTGAACACCGACCAACGCGTTTGTATCAGGCATGCTGCCGTCTCTAGCTTCATTAAGACCCGTTACATCGCGAATCATTTGCAGGTAATAGTTGTATGTACCTATCAAAGACTGTAGCTTTCCGCCTTTGCTACTAGAGTTAATCTCTTGTATAGGCACTTTGCCGGGATTCATGTCTCCTTCTGACGTAAAGCTTCTACCAATTACGCTACCAGTTTGGAAGAACATATTAAGAGCTTCTTGAGGATTGTAGTTTGTGCCGTTACCTAAATCTACTTCAGCAAGTCCATCGGCATCAAGATAAACACCATCTGGTACCATCTTAGCCATAACTTGCTGTAGCTTTAAATGAGTTAATTGAATCATGTCAGCAAAACCTGTAATTCTGCCAACTAAGCTTTCAATTTTACCTCTATACATCCTTGGTGCTACAATACTGTAATTCATCTTTACTTTATTGTAGTCACTCTTTTCGCGTATCATATTTTTGCACAAACCCCATTTAAGCAGTTTATTTGACCCTGGTAGATAAACACCTTCGTACAATACTTCTATCTTTTTTGCCTCTCTAGTAAAATCGCCCTGCTTGTCTGTTGGAGGGTTAAATTGATCTGTTTTTCTTATGGCTTTCTCTCCACCAGAACCTGTTGTTTTAATTTTAAATACGTCGTTGTTATACGTTTTGTAATTAAAGTAAACAACTTGAACTTGGTTTCTATCTTGTTTTCTGCGAGAGTACTTGTATCCAGTACCGTAACTATCGTTTGGGTAATTCTTATCAAGTATTTCTTTTATATCTTCTTCTGTTAAATCAGGAAACTCTCTAACAAGCTCGTTTATCGTTACGCTTTTTACCTCGCCTACGTAGTATATGTCCTCAAAGTACGGAGAGTCTGTGTGGGAGTAAATTAAATCTGCTGGATCTACATATTTGACAACAGCACCTTGGCTAGTGTTATACTCTGTTTTTGTAGCACCTATGCCTAATATAGTTATATCCTGGTAAACACGCTTTTGTATTAAGTCGTAGTTATTACCTTTCATAAGAGTTTTCAAAGCTTGCTCTTCAGCCAACTCAATACTTTGCTTGTAATCAAGCTGCATATGTATGCTTAACTCTTCATCAGTTTCAGGCAGCTCTTTAATATCACTTCTTCTGGTATCAACACCAAACTCTCTTTCGGCCTCCTCGTTAAACTCTTTCATGCGTATATCAGAAAGTATACCTTCCATATACTTGGTTCTTTTCTTGACACCGTTAGGAGATATAGAGTATGCTTTTATATCATAAAGACGCTCAGATATACCATTAACAACTATATCCACAAATTTAGATATAATAGGCACTGGCTTCCAGTCTAAGTTCAAGTATGACATGTCACCGTTGATCGACAACTCATCTTTATACTTTTGCACTGGTTGCTCACCTCTAGCATATAATCTAAGCTTATGGAAATTATTTGTATTATCCACGTACTTGTCTACACTAGCTTCGCTATTAAACCACTCTGCGTTTATAGCTTTAGCAATTTTTTCACCGTACTCATAAGAATTTTTTTCGGCATCACTTACGTCTTGCCTAGGAAAGTTAACATATACTGACTCAGCCATGTTTATTTAATTATCTTTGAAGTAAATCCTTCGTTGTTGTATTTAGATATATTCAAGTTTAAAGGTTGTCTCTGACGCTCAGCGTGCGGCGTGTATAAATGTCTGTTACAAGCCATAATAGCTAGACCAGTACTTATTGACGCGTCATGCTTGGTTCTTTTATTTATATCAAACTTAGCCCAGTCTTGCAGAGTGTCGTTAAAATACATCGTACCGTAATTACCGTCACCTAAATGACCAACGTGATCATTGATGTACATTTCGATAGCTGCAGCGTGAGCTTGTTTTATATCTTCACTTGAGTTTGGTATACCGCCAACTTCTTTTTCAGCAGTCGACAGTTTGTTCCATGATTTATCCGGTCTGTTCATACTATATCCTCTATAACCTCTTCGTCGTAGATAATATAGCAATCTAGGTTTATTGTTCTCTGCAAGCAATGGCATACCGTAAAATACTAACGCCATTA